GGCATCGTTGGCGTCGTTCCGTTCACGGTCAACCTCGTCAACGGGTAATTGAAGCAGTTCGCGCCCGTCGCTCGGCGGCGGGCGCACCTTTCCTGGGAGACGCAACGTGTGGAGCGCAGGTTCGCAATCGCTTTGCGGCGGGACTACTCACATCGCGGCGGCTCTGCCGGTGCCGAAGATGCGCATCGTCGGCCCCGCGATCGGGGAAGGCGTGCTCATTCCGCAGGACACGCCGTCCGGCATGCTCATCGCTGTCACCACCGCCTCGCAGCTCGAATGCGTGGCGCTCGACATCCCGACGGTGTTTTTCCAGCCTCAGTATGGCCTGCAGCTTGAGCTGATGCGGTATCGCCGCACGACTACGTCCAAGCAGGTCATCACGCCTCGCCGGAGGGGACAGTCCGACTGGGTGCATCCGGCGCACGGCGGGCGCTCCGGCAACGACCAGCGCGGCGGCGACCACTTCGACCAGTCCGGCGTTCCGCTGAACATGCTCGCACGGCCGTCCGAGTGGTCGATCACCACGCGCAATCAGGTCGTCAACGTGACGCAGGGCGTCGCTGGTCGGTGCATCTACGTCCGTCCGGGCAGGGCGTTCTTCGTCAACGGTTTCGGTCCGTCGTTCGACTCCAACCCTACCTACATCATCGGGAACGCCAGCCGGGCGAATCACCGCTACGCGGCCATCTTCCGTGGGCTTCCCGGCGTCTGGTCGGCCAACAAGTTCAGGTTCCGCTACAGCGTCGTCGACCCCGACGATCCGCGCGGCGGGCGGATCAGCGGCCCCATGAGCCCGGTCATCATGGCAGGTAGCCACATCCCGCCAGTCATCAGGATCACGACCCACAACGCCTCGCCGGAAGGCTACGCCTGGCACTGGAACCCGAAATTTGTCGGCAACGCCAAGCTGCAGTTCTTCTTTGCAAGGCGCCAGTCGACGTGATAGCTTGATGCGCGGGCGGACGGTTCCCGTCGGCCGCGCATTCAGGGTTGTTTCATTACGGTTGTAGCCCGGAACGGGTTACATCACTACGAGCACCGCCTGGAACAGGTGGCGTCATTACGGAAACAGCCCTGAATGCGCGGTGCCCACCGACTACGGTGGAGGAAATATGGTCGACTCGGTCGCCGCTCGGATTGCGCGGCTGGAAACACGCCTGGACGAGATATCCGATCAGGCCAACGACAGTCGCGCTCTTGTCGCCGAGCAGTTGAAGCAGCTGGCCATCGCGGTGGCAGTAGGCGAAAAGAGCCACGCCGAAATCGCCAAGAAGCTCGACTCGCTGGCGGCCAAGGTCGATTCGCTGCTCACGCAGCAGCACGAAAGTCACGGCGCGGCCAAGTCGTGGGCGCCTGTCTTCGACGTGCTCTACAAGATCGCTGTTGGCGTCGGGATTGCATACGTGATATTCTTTCTGAAGATCAAGTGAGGTTCCGATGGCGCACCCACACCAGAACACACCCTGCGCGCCTTGCGCACGCAAGCGCCGCGAACTGGCGGAGGCGGCCCAGCGGGCGGCCGAAGCTGCCAAGAGCGGCAATCTTCGGGAGGCCGCTCGCAACGCGATCCAGACTGCCAGGGTAGGCATCGAAGGCGCCGCCATGATGGCAGGCATCAAGTCGAAGGAGTGACGGCATGGCGCGCGACTACAACGTCGACAAGAAGCCGAAGGCGCTCGGCAGCTTCCCGAAATACACGGGCAATCTCAATGCGTCTTCGACGAAGTCGCAGGGTGTTACCGGGGCTAGCGATTCCGGGCCAAGCCCGCAGGCGCGCAAGCCTTCGCCGACTTTTTTCAAGCGGAAACACCCCGGAAGCACATACCGTTGACGGTTTCATCTTTCCGCCGTATAAACACGGCGGTTATCTTGGCGATTGGGTCGTAGAATGCGCCCCCGTAAGGCTGTCCACAAGGGATCGTTGCTTGCGTCCGGAGCTTCGGCGCAGCCGGGCTTGCGCATGGCCGGCGGGGCCTTGGCCAAGACAGGTCCGGCGCGCAGCGCCGCTGGCAGTCGCCCGCAGACCCGCATGATCGACAAGAAGCGGGAGCAGTTGAAGTGAATCGCCGGCTGTTTTCGCCTAATCTGCTTCGTGACCCGCACAACGTCCGGCTGCTTGCTCCCATTTCGACGGCCCTTGAGCAGGCTCGTCAGGCAGACATCAAGTCCCTGACAGGTTGCCCCGACTGGGCTGCGTGTCGGTTTCTTCAAGGGCGCATCAGTGCCCTTGAAGAGGTCATCTATTCAATGTCTCCCCCCACCCAGGGTGATCGCCAGTGACTACGCTCCCTTCCTCGATCCGCTCTGCCCGCGCCCGGATGGCCGCCATGGTTGGCGCTGCCGGGCATTCGATGCCCCCTCTTCCAGCGCAGGTCAACGACCCGGCTTCTGCCGCTCCGGCCGCTACCCTGACCGCCGCTCCGGCCCCCGCCGCTGTCCCGGCTCCTGCTCCTACTGCCGCTCCGGCCGCTGCCCCGGTTTCTGCTCCTACTGCCGCCCCGGCTCCCGCCGCCCCGGCTCCCGCCGCTGCCCCGACTGCCGCCGCCCCGGCTCCCGCCGCCGTCGCCGCCCCGGCAACCCAGCCGGATGCGATGGTTCAGGCGCTGCTTCGCCAGAATCAGCAGCTTCTGGACCGCCTTTCGGCGCAAAACCCGCCGGCACCTCCGGCTTCTGCCGAAACGCCGGAGCCCGACTTTTCTCCGCGTATGGAGCGCATCAATGTTTCCCCGGCCGAACGCGAGACGTTCGGGCAGGCGGAGACTTACGTCCGCGCGCTGGCCCGCGAAGAAATGCTCGCCGCGCTGGACCAGCTCGTTCCGGAGTTCAATCAGGTGCGCAAGCGCATCTCGAAGCTGGAAAAGGATTTGGACGCCCGCGTCGGCTCCGTCACCCAGCAGACCTTCAATCAGGCGCTCTACGCTGCTGTCCCCGACTTTGACGCCCTTGTGGCGGACCCGGCGTTCAACGCCTACCTCGACCGGCCACTGCCTTACCAGCCCGGCAAGACCATCCGCCATCTGATGGCGGAGGCTTACCGGATGCAGGACGTGGCGACGATCCGGGCCAATGTCGAACTTTATCGGCGGCAGAGTTCTCCGGCCGCCGCTTATGCCGCGCCGGACCCCAGCGCGCTTGTTCATCCCGTGGTAGCCGGTGGGGGGCAGCCGGCGGTGCCTTCTGCGGCACCAACACCCGAAATCCTGACCGCGTCGCAGCGCATGGCCGACTACAGCAGCTATCGTGCCGGCAAGATGCCGCATGACCAGTGGATGCAGCGGCAGGCGCTCTACGACAAGGCCATGATCGAGGGTAGGTTCGACCCCAACAAGTGAGGTAAAACATGGTCCGGTATACTAACGCAATTCCGGCCGCTGCCGGCTATCCGCAGTATTCGGGCAATCTTATCCCCCCCATTTATTCGCAGACCCTCATCGAGAATTTCTATTGCTCGACGGTGTTCGGCGACATTTCCACCACCGAATATATCGGGGAAATGCGTGGGAAGGGCGACCAGATCACGTTTTTCCGTGAGCCTTGCGTCATTGTCCGCGACCATGTGAAGGACGGCACGATCAAGCACGACGTGCTTGAGTCGGACACTGTCACGCTCGTCATCGACCGCGCGAAGGAGTTCTCTTACAAGATCGCGCGCCTTGACGCCGACATGATGCCGATGTGGGATCAGATGCGCGCCAAGCTGATGCAGAACACGGCCCGCACCATTGCGGACAAGATCGACTGCGAGCTGCTCGGCGAAATCTACACCTATGCCCACTGCGACAACCAGGGACCGGCGGCCGGCTGTGTCTCGCACAGCTACAACCTCGGACAGACCGGCAACCCGGTGCCTGTCACCAGCCTGAACGTTCTTGAGGTTCTGACGAACCTCTCGGCAGTTCTCGACGAGGCGTGCATTCCGAAGGAAGGTCGCTACGTCGTCATCCCCACGCCGATGAAGGTGGCGATCATGAATTCCGAACTTCGCGCGGCGTATTTTTCGGGGCTCAGCCAGTCGACTTACCTCAACGGCCGGATCGCGGACAACATTGCCGGCTTCGCCATCTACGAGTCCAACCACGTGCCTCGGGTGTTTGACACCGGCGCGAATACGTGGGCTTGGCACATCGTCGCCGGCATCCGTTCCGCGACCTGCTTCGCGTCCGTGGTCGAGCACACTCGCGAGATCGAGGACAAGGATTCCTGGGACATCTACTACCAGGGTCTGCAGGCGTATGGGTTCGGCGTCATCCAGCCGAAGGCGCTGGCGCACCTCTACGCCCGGTTCAACTGATTGCTGGCAGTCGGAGATTTACCATGGCGATCCACAAGCTCTTTTTCGGCGGCCAGCGGACGGCCAATCCGTATCTGGCCATGCTTCCGCAGGTGGCCCCTGCCCCGGACGCCGTCTTCGAGACGGACAACCGCCACGGGCCGGTTCTGTTCTCGCCTACTCGTTGGATGCCGTTTGGGCACAACATGGACGAGGCTTCCTGCGCCTCCTGCGGGGCGGCTGACTGCCGCGAGTCCAAGGCGATCAACCAGTATGTGTGCAGCAACGAGATCGTCGACGGCGACTCCATCGACACGCACATCATCCCCCGCTACACCGAAGTCCGGTCCATCTGGTGGATGATCGACCGCCCTATCCCCGGCCTGTCGATTGACCTTGAGTTCCGCGACATCACCGACGACATGACCTCGGTGGCCATCCCCATCCCCGGCGGCACGATTAACGCTGCCGTCGCCGGGTCGGGGATCATCCACCTGCCGCTGGACGGGACGTTCTACTTCCCGCGCAACGGTCTGCTGCGCGCAACGCTCAACGGCGTGCCGGCGGCTCCGCCTCCGACTCCTTACTGCACGTCGTGTGGGGCGGGAGGCTTGCAGGGCTTCAGCTTCTTCCTCAGCCCGGAGATTTTCGAGCCCTGCCGGGGTCTGTTCTGATCGACACGCGAACGGGTAGCGGGTATAGTTGGCGCCGGCTTCCGCTCCCCTGCGCCGTGGGCCTTTGGGTGGAGGTCCACGGCGCTTCCCTTTGCACCCCGGAGGTTTGCCATGATCGGTGAGACTAAGGCTACGGTTTCCGGTGCGCCGACCTTCCTCCGCAACCGGATCAACGGGGCAGTCTACCCCTATCACCCCGCCATCGAGCGGCTGCCGCACATCGAGCCTTTCTTCGGCCCTCCGGTGCCCACCGCGCCCGACTACGAGCCGCCTGTTCCGACCGTTGAACGTCCCGCCGCGTGGCAGGCTCCGCCGCCGCCGGACGGTGTGTCTGCCGCCGCGCCAGCGAACGCATCTGCACCCGAGGTTGTATCCGTGACTACACCCGTGGCTGCGCCCGCGCCGGGGCCGGGGCCTGCCCCTGCGCTGTTCGCCGGGGTGGATATTCCTCCGGTGTCGCTGGGGTCGTTCGATGGTGGCGACGCATAATCTCGGCTCCACGGTCGACCAACTGTTGGTCCGCGCCGGCCGCCTGTTGAACGACTACGAGGAACAGGGTCGGCAGTTCGTCCGCTGGCCGAAGGTCAGCCTGCTGGACTACCTCAACGAGGCGCTTGCGCAGCTGGTCGCCCACCGGCGCGACGCTTTCGCGGTTCAGGCAGTCATCCCGCTGGTGGCTGGCGCGCAGCAGCAGCTGCCGGACGAGTATATCGAGCTTGTCAAGCTGGACCGGAACATGGTGCGCGGGGCTACAGGCACGCCCGTGCCGGGGCCGCCCATCAAGGAGCAGGATCAGCGGATGGCCGCAGCCGTCCGCAAGCCGGATTGCTTGGGCGTCGTCGCCCGCAGCAGTTCCGACAGGCCATACTGCGTGCGGAGCTATTCCCGCAACCCCGTGTCGCCCACCCACTTCGATGTGTCTCCTCCGGTCCCGCCCGACGCCACCATCGAGGTGATCGCCACCGTCATTCGCCGGCCGCGCCCGTTCGCGCTGGGGGACTACGCCAAGCACGTTGGCGTTGCCCCGGAGTTCGAGGCCGCGCTCGTCGACTGGGTGCTTTACCGGGCGTTCATGGTCGACACCGAATCGGCATCATCCACCAAGATGGCCGCCGCCTATGCGGCGTCGTTCTACAACGTCCTCGACACGCAGCGCCGGGATCGGTCGGGGTTCAATGCCGACCGCCGGGCGAATCTTCAGGCGCCGGCCACGCCGACGATCCGCTACCGGCCGCGGAGTGATTCGCCGTGACCTGCATCTGCGCACCGCCCGAAGGTGGCTACGTCAGGCTGGAAGAGTTCTTCCCGTATGTGATCCCGTATGTCATGGGCATCCCCGACGAGGTTGCGGCGCACGCCATCCGCGAATCGGCCATACTTCTGGCGCAGCGTTCGCAGGCCATTCGACGGCATGTCGTGATCGAGACGTTGCCGGCCGTGCCGGACTACCAGCTCGAAGTGGAGGACAGCTATGTGGTTCTCGGCTTACTTGATGTGGCTCTGTTCGGCACCCGGCTGGCGGCGCTGACCCGCCCGCCGCTGGACAACGAGGCGAAATCCCGCCCGTCTTTCTATTTCGCCCCACCCGACGACCTGCGTGTCTACCCGGCGCCTTCCCGCGCCAGCCAGTGCGGGATCGAAGCGGTTGCGGCCGTGTCTCCGGGGCGCGACACGTGTTTCCTGGACCGGTTCCTCTACGACCACCACGCGGCGGCAATCGGAGCCGGGGCCGTTGCTAGTATCATGCAGATGCGGGGCGGGGATTGGTATGATCCGGTCGGGGCCGAACGGCACTGGCGCGTGTTTGCGCAGGGTGCGGCGGATGCCAAGGCGGCCGCCAGTCGGGGGTATTCGGTCGGGCCTGTATTCATGCGTCCGCGACGGTGGGTGTGATGCACTATCTGTTCCAGCCTCGCCGGCCTCTCGACCCCCGCGCCTTGCAGGCTCCGCTGGAGTCTCCGTCGTGCCACGACTGCCAGCCGCAGCCGTGCAATTCCTGCGCACCGGGCTGTGCCACGTGTCTCGACGTGGAAGACTGCCGCCCCCGACACATCGTTACGAAGCATTCCATCACGAAAAATACGGCGGCGACCTGTTTCCGCCCGTCCGACTGTCGGTTCGTGGCAAAAGGGCGCAAGCTTGAAGACATAGAGGCGTGGGTTCGTCCGCGCGGCACCACCGTGTGGCGGCTGGCCTACCCGGCGTTCGACCGCGACGACGACGGCAATATCTGCTTCCGCTGGGATCACCACCTGTTCGACCTCGGCGCGAGCAGGCTGGAAGTGGAGTTTCGGGAATGCGGCAGGCCGTGCGGCGTGGTAGAGTTGCGCATCCGCGAGACTTGCGTCGTTGATCGCCGCGCTGCGGTCAACGTGGAGCGCCGCGATTTCTGCCCGCCTCTGGTGCCGCCTGGGGAGGTTACTGACGTGTTCGACGCTGTTGTGCAGTTTACAGGCTTCCTTGGCGCCGTCCTGGAGTCCGGGTCGACCGTCCTCAAGCTCTGCGAGCCGGACCGGCGGCGGTTGTGCTCCATCGCGCTTTGTCGCCCGGTGGAGTTGGCCATCGACGACGGCGTCCATGGCGAGATCGTGCGTTTCATCGGCTGCACGGGCGGGCTGCCTATCGTCGAGCGCGGGGCTGACGGCACCATCCCCCGCCGGTTCCCCGCCGGCGCACGGGTCAGGTTTGTGTGGACCAGCGGGAATGTTCTGGCCGCGCAGGAGGGGTGCTCGTGACGGCGCTGTTCTCGACGACGCTCGTTCATGCGGTGGCGAGCGACGCACGGACGCTGACTGTTGTGTCCCTGCCTCCGGCGTTTGTCACCATGATGGACGCGCCCGGCCACGCCTTCGCCGAAATCTACACGTCCGGCCGGCGGGAGATCGTGCTTATCTCGCGGGTGTCCGGCACTCTCCTGACGGTGCAGCGTGGCATGCGCGGCACTTCGGCCATGCCGTGGCCGGCGGGGGCGTGCATCTGCGGTGTGGAATACGTGGCGGGGGCGTGCCCGCCGGACGGGGCCGAAAACCCTTGCCTCGACCTGTGGGCCGCGCTGACTGTCGGCGAGTCGCTTCAGTTCGACCCGGACCTGCCGCGGCTTGACCTGCGCCCGACCGGGGTCACTCCCGGCGAATACGGCGGAGCCGTCGTCAATCAGTTTGGGCAGTTCACCTACATTCCCGACAACTGGCCTGCCAGCGCCTTGCCTGTCTTCGACCCTTGTGGGTGTCTGGACAGCATTCTCCCGCCGCCCAGCCCCACCACGGCGGCTGATGTGAGCTATGTCCCGGTCACATTCGCCCCAATCGTGACCGGCACCAATGTCCAGGTAGCCATCGAGCAGCTCGAAGCTGCCTTGCACGCCCTCGGTGGTTCCCTGTCTGGCGGGTTCGGCGTCCTGTCCGTTTCCTCCACGGCGCCCATTACCGTGTCCGGAGCGCCAGCCAACCCCGTCGTCGGGCACGCACCGTCCGGGCTTGCGCCGGGGGTCTACGATGGCTTCACCGTCGACGCATGGGGCCACATCACCGCCTACACCGCCCCGACCCCACTCAGCGTCGCGGTGAACGGGATCGCTCCCGTCGTTGCGACCTTCAACCCGGTGCCGTCTCCGCTGGGCACTTACGACATCTCGGTCAACCCGGCGTCCTACACTGCTCCCGGCGTCGTGCAGCTGGTCAACCCCGCCGATATCCCGTCTTCGGTCCCGCCCAGCGCCGGCGGGCACGCCGTCACCTGGGACGGCCTTCAGCAGGCTTTGTCGAACCTTCCGGATGTGCTGATCGAGCGGGCCACCATCGGTGCCGGCTCGTGGAGCATTGTCGCGTCGACGCAGGTCGCGTCGGGCAGCGCCTCTACGGTGGTGGTCGCCAGCACGCCCGGCAGCATCGACGTGCAGCTCATCCCGCCAGCCCCCGGCGAGTATCAGGTGACGGCAACCCTGCGCGGCGACCACGCCACGTCCATCTACGTCGAGAACTTGTCGGCCAGCCTGTTCCGCATCCACTGGGTTGCAGCCGGTATCGGGACAGCCACACATGTCGACTTCCACGTGACGGACCTGACCTGATGCCGTCCATTCGCATCACGCGGTTTGGAGGAATACGCCCGGCGCTGGCCGGCGAACATCTGGACCCGCGCTACGGACGCGCCGCGCATAACCTGCGGCTTCGCGACCTGACCCTTCGACCTTTCCTTGCCCCGGAAGAAGTGCAGACCGAGTCGTTTCCGGTCCGGACGATCTACCGCAGCGCGGACTCGTCCACATGCTGCTCGCAGCTGCTGGCGTGGGATCACTGCGTATCGGTCGTCGAGGCGCCGGACCCCGGCGCGTGCCCTACAGGAGACATGCTCCTCGTGTTCCATCAAGGCGACCGTCCGGTGGAACCGCAGCGATACATGCGCTGCGAAGATGCTTACTACCCCATCAAGGTGCCGCGTCCCCAGAAAACGCTGATCCTCACCCGGCTGGCCGCCGGCACTATCGAAGGCAAGCTGGAAGGCTCCGGCCCCGACGCGCGTTCCTACACCTACACGTGGGTTGACAGGTTCGGGGTGGAGTCCATCCCCGCCATGCCTTCGCGGCAGGTGCGCAGTTACGACGATGAGGTCTGGCGCCTGGACGGGTTCGACACGCCTCCACCTAACGCCGAATTTGTCCGCATCTATAGGACGACGACGCAGTTCGAGGATGGCCGTCAGGTGAAGAACCCGATGGACAGCAGCTACCAGCTGGTTGAGGAAGTGCCGATTGACGCCAGTTGGGCAGGCACCTACACCGACGCACGCCGGCTCCTCCACATGGACTACGGGACGCTGACGACGTTCGAGAATTGCGACATACCGGAACGGATGGAGCAGGTGGTGGCAACCGAGCAGGGCTACCTCGTCGGTTTCCGGGGGAACGAGCTGTTCGTGTCCGAACGGTATGAGGCGCACAACTGGCCAGAGAAATACCGCCAGATGCTGCCCGACAAGATTGTTGCGCTGGCGGTGCGCTACGACGTGGTGTTCATCGCGACGACCGGGCGCCCCTACAAGGCGAGTATCGCCTTCGCGCGCATGGGGGACACGGCGGACGCGACAATCGAAGTTATCCCGTTTACGGAAAATTACCCGTGCATCGGCGCGCAGACCATGGTGGCCACCGACAACGGTGCGGCTTACTGCACGCACAAGGGGATCGTCCGTCTTCCGACAAACGGCAACGCGAAGCTGGAGTCGCGTTTCCGCATCGACGAGGACGACTTCCGGGATTTTGCGCCGAACACGGCCGCTTACCACAACGGCAAGTATTTCGCTTCGCGCAGCCCGGTCGGGAACGGCATCATCGTCGATTTCGAGGACCGGGTGGAAGGCGACATCGACATCGGCGACCTCGTTACCGCCGACCTGCGCTGGGACGCCGCACATTCGGGCCGCGACGGGTTCATCTATTTCTCGCGCGGGAACGTCATCTACCGCTGGAACGGGGCACGACAGGCGATGCCCTACCGCTGGCGCTCCAAGATTTTCGTGCAGCCGGGGCAGGTCGCCTTCGCCGCCGCCAAGGTGGTGGGGGACTACGGTCCGCCGGTGACATTCCGCTTGTTCGCCGATGGCTCGCTTTACGTCGAGGATGTGGTATCGTCGAGCGAACCATTTCGGCTTCCTGCCCGCGGGCGCGGCATCAACTGGGAGGTCGAAGTGGTCGGGACGACCAGGGTGCGCGAAATCCACGTCGCGACGTCCATGGCCGAACTGACGGAAGGTGCAGCATGAGCTACGCTTTTGTCGCTGACTACCTCAATGAATCCGCGGGCTTCGTGGTTGTTTCGCCCGTCTCGACCGGAGAGCCTTTCGGCGCGACTCCGGAAGTCGGCATGGTGGCCGAAATCCTCGGCTACGCCGACCGGGCCGGCTACCCGGTCCCCGACCGCCGAAAGGCCGCTTTCGCCGTGTGCCGTCTACCAACGGGGCAGACGCTGCACCTCTGGAACGTCGCGGCGCCTATGGACGTCGTCTTTCACTGAGGCGCGGATATGTCGAACTGGGAAGACGAAGCTACCCTGCGCCTGCGCGGCTATTTCAAGACCGACGCCGCCACCGGCATCGTCGTCGCCATGCTCGCCGCCCTGCGCACCGTGCAGCGGGTCCAGCGGGGCCTGACCGACGACGACACGCCGCGCGACGTGCTGCGGCTCCTGTTCACGACCGTGATCGCCATCTACGACAGCCCATTCATCCAGCAGCACGGCGGGAAGCTCCTGCCGATCTACCAGGCTGCAGTCATGGGCTGGCTGGACGGCGCGCGCTACCTGTCCGAAGTCGGCAAGCAGGGCGAGGAGGCGACGCGGGACGAAAAGACGCTCCGCCTGGTCGAGAACGCCCAGGCATGCGCGCGGCTCTATCGCGAGTTTGTGGTTCAGGCCATGATATGCGAGGTCGGCCCGCAGGAAGGGATCGGACGGTCGCTGCGCCTGCGCGAGGCGCTGGACGAACTGATGGAGCGGTAGAATGAGCATTGTCGAGCGCGCTCGCATCTTCGAAATCCCTCGCGACAACTGGCAGCGTGATTTCACGACGATCATCGGCACCTACGCCGTCATCCGCCAGTTCCAGCTCTACGAGGAGCAGCTAGCGCTTGCCCGCCAGACAGTCCGGCAGGCGGAAGATTATCTCGACCTGACAAAGTGGAATTTCTGGAACATTGCGGTGCCCACGTGGAACCGCCAGCGCGACCTGTTTGACCGCTATGTGGCGAACTTTGCACACTACGAAGTCGAATACATGGCGGATGCATTCCGGTTCAAGGAATACGAGCCTGACTACACGACACAGGAGGGCCGCACTCAGGGGCAGGTGCAGTATATCTTCGACCGGGCTGCCCTTCAGCGCAAGCGCCAGATCGGCAAATATGCCGCAGGGCGCGCGTGCCACGACGCAGTCTACTTTGCGACCATGACGGCGCTGGCCAAGGTCGACGCCGCCAACCACGGCTACCGCTACGAGGAAGCCAAGAAGCGCGAGCTGGACGCATGGTATTGGCAGCGGCGCACCGACGGCGCGCGCATCACGGACAGCATGGCGAATCGTGTCGTGACCGGCATCAACAACGGCGCGAACGTGGCGACGAACGCCATCAATGCCGTCGGGCGGGCAGTCGGTGCGCTTGTCAACGCGACCAACGCAGCAGGAACAGCCACACACAACGCGGCGCAGGCATACGGCGCTCTGGCGAACGGCGCGTTCCGCGCGCAAGGCTACGCCCTTGGCCGCGGCGGCAACGGCTTCGACATCGGCGGCATGATCGGCGGAATGCAGGGCTTTGGCGGCAACGGCTATCAGCTGGTTGGCCCACGGCAGGCAGTCGGCGGGGCCGTCGCGGAGTCGCTCGGGCGGTCGTCGGCCATGGTGCCGGGCGGCGGCGACTACGAGACGGCGGGCGTTTACTCCGGCATCGGTCTGCAGCACTATACCTGACATGGCCATCAACCCCACCATTCCGCCGGAGAACTTCATCGACGAGGACGACGCGCCCAACCCGCTGGCGCGGCAGGTGCCGCAGGCTGCGGCCGAGCAGTCACCCGAGCAGTCACCCGAGCAGTCACCCGAGCAGTCGCCTGAGCAGCCGGCAGGGGCGGGGGCGGGGGCGGGGGGTGGAACGCCTGCTGCACCGGCAACCACAGCGGCCGGAGGGCAGGGCGACCCCGAGCCGCTGTTCGACATGGTGCCGCATCAGGAACAGGCCGGCGGGACTTCCCTCCCGGAAGGGCAGGAACACGCCGACCCGGCGCAGTTCCCGGACCTCGCCAACCGGCGACGATTTGGCGCCGACGATTATCGACGTCTTCTTCAGCACCCGAATGTGCAGCGCGGGCTTTACGTCATCCGGCAGGCGGAAGGCACGCAGCGATATCCCAACCCCTACACAACGGCGTTCGGCGGGCGGCAGATTGGCGACTTGTCGTGGCACCCCATGCGTGCCTACCCCTTCCGCAACCCCGGCGCAGGTCCGAACGCCACGACTGCCGCCGGTGCCTATCAGTTCCTCGGGCGGACGTGGAACAGCGTCGCGCGTGAACTGGGGCTACGCGACTTCAGTCCCGAATCACAGGATATTGCCGCGTTGCACCTCATCAACCGCCGCGGCGGGCTTGCCGCCCTCGTCGCTGGCGACCCGGTGCGGTGGGCCAACGCCGTGCGTGGCGAATGGGCGTCTTTCCCCGGTGCCGGATACGGGCAGGGCGAGCGCCGCATGGCGCAGATCGTGCGTTGGTTCAATTCCCCCGAAGCCGCCGGAGGACAGCGCCCCTCCGACCCCAATACCGGCACCCGGTTCGCCCGCGAGAGTGGCGCGCCCGGTGCCGGCGCCGCCCCCCGTTCTTCCGGCGATGCGCCTGACTACACTCCTGACGACTATGGCGGGCAGGAAACGGGGGGCGGCAGTTCACCATACGAAACGGCGCGCGGCGGCAGTTCACCATACGAAACGGCGCGCGGCGGCAGTCAGGACGACGATGATGGCCCATACGACGCGGACCGTGGTTGGACAGCGCCGGAGCCTATCCTGCAGGGAGACATGGTGCTTGCCCGCAGGCCGCCGCGAGCGCAGAATGCTCTGGCTAGCAGCCCCGCAAAGGCGTATGCTATGCGACTGGCAGGATTGAGGCGCAACCTGTTCGGAGGGTAGCATGGCCTACGCCGACCCGTTTGGCTCGTTCATCGACGGTTTCCGGCAAGGCGAGGCAGATGCGCGCAAGGCGGCGGGTGAATCCAAGCGTGCGCGCGGCAGGGGTGGAAGCGGCGGCGGAGGCGGGGACAACTCCGGCCGCAGCAACGACGACCTGATCCCCAACGCCCCGATCAAGCCCGCGCTGCGCCCCGGCGACCCCGGCTTTGTCCCGCTGCCCCGTCCGCCGGGGGAAATCCTTGGCGACCAGAACCCCTCGCGCGGCTACGGCGAGACCGAAGGTCCGGGCGCGGACGCCACGCCGTTCGATGCACCGCCGGCACTGCCGCCGCAGACGCCTTTCACCGCGCCGGAAGACCAGGGATCGCCGGGCGTGACTCCGGCCCCCGCCGCCCGCCGGCGCGCGCCGCCGCCGTAGCCGGTCACCGCGCCG